TACCTATATAAAAACAAACACCTTTCTGCCATAATAAAAACAGTGAGATCGGGGGCGACCATTGCGAGCGCTCCCGATCTTTCATTGAGAAGCCGATGTGTGTGGTTGAGTTTAGGCGGTGGGAACCGCACCCAAGTCAATAACCGTTCGACGCTGAAGATCATAATACTCAGCCAAGAACGGTTTTTGCATTTGTACAGCGGCGATCGTCAGCTCACCAAGTGATCGCTCGATCTCGTATGATCTCGGGTGATTGATCGCTTCTTCGACGGCGAAACTGAAGTTGTCGATCGTGGCAACCGTATCGAAGCGCACTGGGTAAAAGCCCTTGATCGTGCGGCTCAATGCGTGATACCCCAAGATCGGCACTGACGGCACGTTGGCGTGTATCTCATTGTGCAACGATCGTGGTATCTCGGGAACCAGTTGCGGCGTTTCCCGAAGCTGTTTGGCTTGTGGTCGAGCCGTCCATTCAACCCTGTCATGAAGTATGTGATGTCGATCTTTGAACATTTTTGTTTTCCCCAGTCTTGATTTTTTATTTCGTTTTTCTGTCTTAATAATAGCAAAAAACCCGACTCTCACGACGGGTCTTTTGCATATCTTGGTGATCAAGAGTAAGAGAGTTCCAATGCCTTAGTTTCACATAAGCTTGATCACCTCCTCTCTCATGTGGTCGAGGTTGTTGAGTATCATTTGAAGCCCGATCTTCGACGGGCGCTGGTATTGCAAGTCACGGGTGACGACCTCTTCGAGCGCCCCGAATGCCAAGAGTTTGTTTTTTGCGAAGACGCATATCATCAGATGATGAATGGCTTCGAAGTCCAGCTCATCACAATTGGTGATCATATTGACCGCTTGGTTGACTTCGAGCTGGGTTGTCGTCATTGCGCCTGTTTCCATTTCTTTGTTAGCGCTAGTATGTACTTCTTACAATACGCTTGATTTTCGTGAGCGCAAGTGATCTCAGTCACATAAAAGCCCCGACCTGTGGATAAGTCGGGGCTGTATATCTGGTGCTTATGCTTTGAATGTGACCACTATCACTCAGTTTTTCGTGGTCGGCGAACCCGATCGGTGGGTTGTTGCACCGTCTCAGCGAGATCGAGCAAGGCGTCGAGCATGTTGATCATGGTTCGCTTGCCGCTTTTATCGGTCAGGTTCTTGAGCCGACGCTTCTGTTCGGTCGTGACCCTGATGTGCGTGTATTCGTTTGGTTGATCGGTGATCATGTGCTTCTCTCTTTCGATATTAGTTTGGCGGCTTCCAAAAACGCTGGTACGTCGGGGTCGTCTGGGTTGCGTTCCATGAACTGTTCGGCTCGGTTGATGTACAAGATCAGATCAATCATGCTCATGAACTTGAAGTTCTCGAACCGTGAGTCGGCTTCGGCTTCAGCCAACGTCATGTTGATAACCAGCCGATCGGGTGACGCCGTTGTTCACGACCACACCGCTTACAGTGGCGAATTTGCACATTTCCCTCTGACCATTTTCCCCAATTGTGGAACCAGAGAAAACAATACTCTCGTATCTTACTCATTATATGTGCCAGTAGTGGTTAGGGCTGACGATGAAGTATATGGTGGGAACCCATAACAGCAACCCACCGAACAACAGGTGTAAGATCACCGAGTGACCGTGTTGAACCCGAACGTAATTTGCGCCGTCTTGTGCTGTACGCATTATTTATTTCTCCCTTACGATTAGATTTATTTTACCGAGTGCGGTGTCTTGAATGTCGTCGATCGCAATGTCTGGTTTGAACCCGTCCATTGCCGCTTGTATCTTACTCATGGTTTTATCGACGTACTTCTCAAGCCCGTACAACCGAACGAAACGATCAGCGTACTGGGAACCACCACCCGACCATACGATGATCACCACGTTCTTCATGTGAGCCATGATCTTCACCAGTTCGACAATGCGATCGTTCTGATCTTGACACGACTCATCGTGGTTGCAACGCAATGTCCCGTCCACATCGAACGCCACACTGATCGTTTGTATTTTGTCTCGTGGCAACCCGAGCGTTTCGTTTGCTCCCATTATGCCGCCACCTTTGGTTCGAACATTGCCATTTCGCTGTATTGGTTCCAGTATTCAGGGAACGCATGTTTCAGCTTTATCATGTTGTGCTGATCGGCACGTCGGAAACACTGAGCCAATGCAACGACGAATGAGCCGCCGTACTGTTCCATTGCTTCGATCACTTTTAATTCTCGCTCACTCATGAGTTATTAACTCCCGATTATGTTTACTCTCTTATGTTAACAAAATGTTAACAGTATGTCAACAACAAAAAACCCCGATTTCTCGGGGCTTCTTGCCAGCGACATTACTTCTGCTTTTCTTTGCGAATGTCGTACTTCTTGAATGTGCTGTTCAGCTGTGCGATACGAAGATCGTCGAGCTGGTCAGGTTGTGCCAATCGTGGCAATCTGACACCTCGCTTGCGAAGCATGTTCGCCCGTCCTGAGACGGCGGCTTTCGTCATGCCTGTTTCTTTCACCACGTCGTCGAGAGTCCTCGATCGAGCGTATGCAACCACGAAATCTTCGTGTGATACTTTTACTGCCATTTGTCTTACCTCTTATTAGTTTAATGACAAGACGTATATATACCACACTTCAATTTCGTTGTCAAACTCTTACCCGAGCCACGTTGCGTCGGGTGCAAGCTCGCCGTTGATCTTCGGAACTTCAACCAGCTGATCGTTTTCAATCCAGCGTTCGTGGGTTTCGACGATCTTACCTTGTAAGTTACGATCAGGTAGTATGATCAGCGACACGTCGGGGCGAGTCTCTTTGACGACCCACATGGTGCGTGGGTGCAATGCCCCTCGGTATTGCCTGATCTGAACCACCGCACCGACAAACGGCTGATATATTTTACGACCCACTGAAATACCCTTTCATGTGCTCGATCAGTAGCCGCTGAAATGCTGGGTTGTTGATCACGCCACGGTCGATCTCACGAACATCGAACTGACGCAAGTAATTGACGACCTGTACGGCGATCAGCTCATACGGCAAGATGTCTTCAAGGTTTCTGATCAGGAAATACCCAGCCCGAAACTCTCTCGTGTGACCACGGCGCTGACACGTTGCGTTGCTGATCGACTGTTGGTGTTTTAAGGTGCGAAGATCAGTGACGATCATCTCGCCGATCTTCTTGGTGTGCGGTGCGAAGAAGATCAGCTTTTCGGTTTCGTCGAAAAACGCTGGGCGTCCGTCGAGTGTGTGAATGTAAACGTTCATCACACGTCGCCCAATGGTAATTCAAGTTGCTTTGGTTTCATATAGGTTCTTAACCCTCCCACGATTATTCTTGTGTTTCTGGTGTCCAAATGTTGCTCTCAAGCTCTTCACGAAGTGCGACGATAGCCAGTGCTCGGGTGAGATGTCCGTCGTCTTCAAGCTTCATGTATGACTCGAAGCGATCACGCTGATATTGTTTGATCTCTTCTTCAACCTTGCGTGGTGATTTCCAAGTCTCAGCCATTATATCAGCCCTCAAGCCCACGCTCGGTGGCGATCATACCCAGCATTCGCAAGGCGTTTTCTCGTTGACGCTGGGCGTACTCAAGCGCTCGGTGAGCGGCTTCTTCTTGTTCGCCCCAGTAACCAGCTTGGTCGAACCAGTGTTGACGCTGATCTGGTGTCAACGTCTCTGGTGTTGGTAAGTGAATGACTTCACCCATTGCTTTTGTTTCCCCTCGTTTTTATTTGATTTTATTGGTTTTTTCTGATTTCAATCTTGTCTTCAGAATACATCTTTCGAACCGCTTTTACAACGTCCCAAATATAGCCCACTTTGGTTCGTTTGAACCCAGCCCCAGTTGTGTGAACGATCGAATACTTTTGCTTAATCTTCATCGATTAAATACTCCTTGAGTTCTTCACTTGGTTGATATTCGAGCCGTCGCAAACGCAATCGCATTTGACCGACCTCTCGCTTGTTTTCCGATCGCCACGTCGCCCATGATTTGTGGTTCAGTTTCCACCAAACCCAGTCGGGGTGATCGGCTTTCGGGGTGTATGGCTCTTTGCCTTTGGCGCACCGATCGCACCCAGTGAAGAATTCGCCGCTGTCGATCGGTTTGGTGACACCCTCTTGCTCGGGTGGCTCGATCTCAACGAACGTCAGGTGCTTCGAGCAAAAGTACAGGTGGCAACCATTCTCGTTGAATGGCGACTCGCCGCAACAGTACCCGAAGCCCCGATCGATCTTCTCTTCACATTTGGGCTGGTCACATGTGGCGATCACACCGTACCCGATGTCACGACCGCCCTCGCCTGTGCCGATTGCATAGCCCATTACTTTTTGACCTCCTTGTTTTCTTTGATGATCACCCGAACGGTTTTTCCCATGAGCTTTCGTGGTTCAACGATGAACCCGAGACTCTTGAGCCGTCGGCTGAACTTGTTGGTTGACACTGGTTTCAAATTACCCTCATCACAATACTGTTCGTATGCTTCGTAAGTCGCATTGAACGGGCTGTTGCCGTCGCCGATCTCAGGGTACTCATTGACATACCCGAGAACGCTATCGTTGTCCAAGTGGTACGCCTTTGTCGCATTGGTGATCGTCGGGCTGAAGCTCATCTCGAACTTGTTTTCCATAATTCGCTTGATACCCTCAAGCCCGACGTTGAGCAAATATGACTTTGCCGTGTCGGTCGAGAGTAATTCGTCGAGATTATGAATGCGCTCTTTGACCTTGTTTTCGAACGGTATGATCAGCAATCGCCGACCGATACCCTCTGACTTGTCCTTGAACGTCGGCGCTTCGTTTGCCGTGAATATGAGAGTTGCCGTGTTCTTGATCGTCACTGGTTGGCTGTAAATTGCCCGAGCGCCGACGGTATTACCACTCGCCATTGTCTTCAGGTTCTTTGACTTTTCCAAGTACAGTGCGTCAACGTCGTCAGCGACATTCACGAGCTTGCCGATCAGAGAGGTGAGGGAAGTGCCGTCGTCGAAATTGGCAATGTCAACATGACTCGCCAGCTCACCACAAAACTTGGTAATCATTTCGATGAACGTCGATTTTCCGTTTGCTCCTGAACCCGTCAAGAAGAAAATACTGTGAGGGAACTTTTCAACCAAGAGTATGTGACCAATGATCTCTTCGACCACTCGCCGCATGTCCTCACGCTCGCAACAAATGAAGTCGATGAACGAGTCCACATTGCCGTCGTAAGCGTCGGGGTCGTACACCACATCAAGGTAAAACGGCGTGAACCCCACATCAGCGTCGGCAACATTGGCTTCAACGATCACCCCGTTTCGCACCTTTACTTTGAACGGTGTCTTCGGGTCAACCAGATTGCCGTATGTGTACAGCTGGTATGTCAGCTCGGCGTTTTGCGCCTTTTTCAGTGGCACGAACTCGTTGGCTTTTTTCTGTAACTTGATTTGATCTTTGCTGTAATTCAACCCCTCCTTGAAATATAGTTGCTGTTGGTAAATCTGAACATCGGCTTCTTTGGCTAGGAACTGACCATAACTGATCATGTCGTTCGGCTTGCCGTTGTACACGCCGTTCACGTTCACTTCGATTTGGCTCACACTGTCGATGACTGTTTGCAATTCCCGTTCGTCGAACGGTGCTTTGAACACCACGTTGTTGATGATCTTCGCCACGGCGCTCAAGTCCACATCTTTCATTTGCTCACGAATGACTCGCAAGTGATAGAAAATGGCATTGTTGCGACCGTCGCCGTCGTCAAGTCCCGAAATGTTTTTGGCTTTCGGTAGTGGGTAGCATATCAGCGGTAAATCGGGTAAGTCTTTGAGCGTCAGGTTTTCCGAACCCTCTCGCACTTGCCCGTGAAATTTAACGATCGTATATGCGTGTGTCCCCGTCTTGAAGTCGGCTTGAAAACCACCAACGGTGATCTTGTCAGCACCATTCTTGATCGTGACGCCCTCGGGTACTCGGTAATACAGGTGAGTACCACGGGTCGTTCGCACCATTTGAGTCGGGAAATGCTGAACCAAGTAATCGATGATCTTCTGTTCGTCAACGTTGTCGTTGTCGAAGTCGATCACAACCGTCTTACTGTTGAGAAGCAAACCAGCGTTCTCGACGTTCGAGTAATCAAGAATGATCGTGTCGAACGAAGCGACTGGGCGCTTGTCATCGGTAAGTTCGATGTACTTTAAGGTTGGCATTGTTTTTGGTTTCCCCTCTTTTAATACAGATTGTCTTTGCACAACTGTATGTAGTAACTCAAGTTTATTTTGCTTTTGTCAAATTGCTCGATCGGTTCGTTCCACACGATACAATTTGCGCTGGTGTTGGCGATCTTCTGGTATGAGTCGCCCTTGCGCTTGTATATGCCGCCCAACTTTTTATCGTTGGTGGCGAATACACGGTTGACCTTTTGAAGCTCGACGAACTCTGAACCGTCGTCGGTCATCACTTCATGGTACATGCCGTTGTAGGTGCGCCCCATTTTCGCCACGATCTGAAACGGTAACAGGTCGTCGCTGACGTAACATTCGATGATCGTGTCTGAAATCGATTTGCCGTGAATGTAGTAATTCACCAATGCTTTGTCGATGATCGTGAGCGTGTTTTGCTCGAAGCCCTTGTGGTCGAATTTCGCAAACCTACCTTTGGCTTTGATCTTGCCGTCATCGTACTGAATGGCGTAATTATTCACGTCTCGTTGAGCGATCTTGGTAATCTTGTCGATGTCGAACCCAAGATTGAACCGCTCACCGAAGTCGTCAACAATGCGCTTGATCTCATCGTAATTGCGATCGTACTTGATCACGATACCGTCGGTGTTGCTCTGAATGAGCTGACAATACGGTTCGAGTTCCTTGATCAGCTGAATGAGAATGATCTGACCGTTGATACAGATGTTGTTTCCTTGCAACGGGTCGAACAGTGCGTTGTATTGCGATTTCATTGCGCCGAATGTGGCGTTCAACAGAATTTTGTAAATGTACTCTTTCGGGTTCTTCGCCGCTTTCAGTGCGTAGCGTTTCGTTCGAAGCTGTTCGTACAACTCGGGCTTTGAGCTTGCTCGGCTCATGAACCCTTGCGTGATGATCAGCGACGGGTAATACGACGCCACGTCGATCTGAAGAAACGTTCCCGACCCCGTGTACTTTTCGATTGCCCCATGCAAGCCGCCGAATGCGACCGTGTGGGGTACGCCAGCCACGGTGGTTTTGAGACTGGTGCGCTCAATTTGTTCCCAGTCGCCGCCCGATCGGTATGATCGTTCGGCTTCGGTGAAGAAATCTTTAACCTCTTTCGGTATGAGTTCCCAATTGATCTGGGGCGCATACTGAATGTGAAGTCGGTCGTGTGGCGGTTGGGTGCGTGAACATTTCAGCACCTTGCTCGCCAACGTCGCTCGTGTGTTCTTGACGCTCATCGGGTCAAGCCCAAATTCGCCGACGATCTCGAACTTCGCCATGAAGTAGTCAGATCGCTTCTTGAACAACATCTCGGTGTCACGAACGTCGTTCTTACAGTAATCGATGATCAGCTGTAATTCTTTGTCGGTGAGCGGTCGGTCGATGTTGAAGTCCACTGGGGTTTCAACGATCGACATTCCGAGATTGGCTTGTGACGATTTCAACCCCACCCCGATCATCAGCTCTTGTATAACGTCGAGCGTGATCAGGTTGAGTTTGAACCGCATTCGTTCACCGTCAACGATGATACGTTGGGTGATCTCATACGGGTCACGACCCATGAGCATACCAGCCAGAACCATGTCGTCATAGTGGTAATTGTTGAAGCCGACAAGTATGTCACGATTGTGATTTTTAATGTACGACTTCAACGTTTCCACATCATTGTGTATCACCTCGAAGTGTTCGCCAGCTTTGAAGACGACAACCCAGTCGTGCTTCAAGCACTCGATGTCGTAGGTGATCAGCATAATGCTGACCTATTCGGCGATCGGGCTTACGTCGTAGTTGGTGAAACCACTCTTGCTGGTGGCTTGTTTGATAGCGGCTTCAGTGCCGACCAAACCTTGCAATGCTTCGGCGAGATCATCGACGCTCTTGAATGCGTCAACGGTCAGCGGTTCGAAACCGAGATTGTGTATCAGCTTGATGATCGTCTTGATCGAGCGTTCAGCGGTCTTCTCGGTGAAGAAGTAGTTCACGAAGATGAAACGTCCCTTGTAATCACCGTCGAGAATTTCGAACTGTAAGCCGACCCACTGAGTGCCTTTTTCGTTCTTGCGACCTTTTACTTCGGTGAGCAACCCTTTGTATTGTCCGTCAGGTAGGTTCTCGAAGTCGTTTGCGCTGTCCGTTTCTGGGTTGAAGTTGTCCATTACGTTACCAGCAATTTTGAGTAAATCGTCCATGAATATTGGTTCCTTTGTGATTTTGAAATTGGTAATTCTTATTGTACAACGCTTTGTGCGGTTCTAGGCTTTTTTGAGCGGTCGAAGTTGCTTGAGCGCTTTTTGCTGAAGTGGTGTGGCAACTGATTTGTCGCCGCCCTCTTTGGCTGGGTCAACAGCCGTGACCGTTTCGGCTGGTTTGTCAGTGACTTCTTTTTCACTTGACTTTTCGACTTTGGTGGTGGTCTTTTTGGCGATCGTCTTTGGTGCGGTACTTGTTCCACTGATCGCCCCACGAACGTTGACCAGAATGTCAGCAATGCGCTGATCACCCATGTCGTCGAGCGTGTAAGCGTCACGCTGGTTCACGACCATTTGCATGTATGTCGAACCAACCTTGCGGCACTTGATCGAGAGATCGCAACGACCCATTGTCATGTTGTAGAACTTTTGCTCAAGGCTCGGTACTTCAATCATGCGAGTGCTGTCGCTGTCGTCTGACGTTTCCGTGACGTGCGATACGAATACCACGTTGTATGGCAACTGTGACAGTCGTACCATGAGAGTTTTCCACGTCAGCTTCACGTCGCTGAATGCCTTGCCGAACGGTGCGTCAGCCAATGCTTCGATATCGTACTTCTTCATGACATACGTTTCGAGCATGGTCTTGATGTCGTCAACCAAGTCGATGATCACGGTTTCGAACGTGTGCTTGCCGTCCTCGATTTCCTTGAGTGCGGCGACGAACGTTTCGAAATCATAGATTTCAATACTTGGTGTCTCAACCTTTTTACCGTTGCCGTCCGTGTTCAAAATGACAGGGTTCGGGAACGAGCGAGCCAAGAACGTCTTGCCCGACATTGACTGACCCCAGATGAAGAACATCTTCGGCGTAATGTCTTTGGCTTGCGGTTCATTTTTTGGTAGTAAGCCCATTTGACTTCCTTTCATATTATGGTTTTGTTGTGTGGGTGGCGGCGAACCAATTTACGCTGTATCACCTCCCAACTTCTTGACGTTGATCAAGAGATACGATTTCCCTTTCGTCACCTTTTCTTTGGTGAGAAATTCATCGTAAATCTTCGGGTGTTTTTTCTTGAGTTTGGTTTCGTCGAGAACCATTTTGCGACTCTCGTTTGTTTGAACGTGGGTGATACGAACCACGCCCGTGTCGAGCGTCTTGACCCCGTGAGCCACGAACTGATCGAGAAGCTTCTTCTTTTCCGCTTCGTAATTGGCGATCACGGCTTTGGCGTCGATGATCTGGTTTTCCAGCTTGATCACCGCTTGCTGACGCTGTACCAATTCCGCCCCGTAAAATAGGGTGTTCCATTCGTCGAGTGTCATGTCTGGGTTCTTCACCAGCTCGCCACACGCCATTTGGAACCGCTCAATGCGAGCCTGAATTTGCGCCCACATCGTTTCGTCACGATCGATGATCTCGATGACAAGCTTGCTCGGGTCGAATGACAGGTCGAAGAATTCGTCGCCGTTTTCGAGATCGTAATCGATACCCGTGTAAAAGCCCTCTGGTCGTGGGTAGCCCACCAGCGCAATGAATGGCTGATCGTACCGCTCAAGATAGAACTGACACTGTGGGGTGTAGTATTCCACGTCGAGTTCTTTTTTCTCACCGAACGTCTTGATTTCAATCATCGGAACGGTGTCGGTGTTGCGGTCGATACCGTCGGTATTACCCCGTTGCAACAGCTCTTCATCGACGATCGTGTCTTCGACGTAATTCGTGCCGTTGGTGGCGTTCAGGTATTCCCGAATGATCGGTTCCATGAGATTACCATACTTGGTGTACGGGTTGCCTTTGAAGTCATTCGGCAACAGTCCCATTTTCTTTTTGGCGAAATCGAATATCGAGTCGCCGTATTTGATCTCGTTCAACCCGAGAATGTTCGGCAAGTCGGAACCACCGACGTATTTCTTGCGGTTGACGGTCACGTTGCTGTTTGCCATTACTCAGTCACCTCTTCGAACGTTACTTTGATATGACGCATTTCGGTCGTGCCTTTTTTCTCGAAGTCGATCGTGAAGACACGGTTTCCAGCTTCGAACGACTTAATGATCATGTTGAAGAACATCAGTGTCGCCATTTGCTCGGGGTCGTTTGTATCGAACCCGTCAATTTTGTTGTCTTGGTTCATTCTTTTGGCTTTCAGGGTATGCACCCGTTATTTTTACATTGTAGTGAGCCGACATACGCCCCGCCCAGTCGAGATCGCCGTTGGCGATATTGACCCACTCTTCGGCGTCACTGTCGTATGATTGCCACCAGAATTGCCAGTTGCCCCACACGTCTTGCCACTTTGATGACAGGCGGTGATCAACGTCGTCGATCTTGATCGTTTCCTTTTTTGCCATTACAGGTTGTTGCCCTCCCAGAGTTTAACGTTGAAATCTTGCTTGTTGTCGAGCGACGCATAAATGTCACGCTCGATCGTACCCGTGGTGATGAACTTGTACGCACTCACCCGTTGGGTTTGCCCGAGACGGTGTGACCGCCCGTATGATTGGTAAAAGTCGGTGTACGACTCGCTTGGTGAGAAGTACACGATAACCGTGGCGTATGTGAACTCGACGGCTTCGCTTCCCGATTTGTAGTTGGCGACCGTCACCGAGTTGTTGACCCCAGCCCATTCGCTCTTCTTGGGGTATCGTTTCTCGTGACCGTTGCAAACGTACACGGTTTTACTTTTGTCGATCGCACCGTTGATCAGCGCCAATTCTTCGTCGTAGTTGTAGAATATCAGCACATTTTCAGCGGTGTCTGTCAAGAACTCTTTCAGGTAGTCGATCTTCGCTTTCAAGTTGGCGTTCAGCCGCAAGCCGTGTCGAAGCTTCATCTGATTGTCGTATGGTTCGTCATCGAGCATACGGTCTTTCAACAGCTTCTTATATATAGGTGAGGGCTTAAACAGCACGTCTTGAAATGTGATCGGCGGCAAGTCCACGGCTTCACTCTTGTTGAGTCGCCGTGAGATCGAGCGCCATTGGCTTTCGATCAAGTCGGTGAGCCGCCATTCGACGATCTCGTTGTACCCGAACCGATTGATCTGTATGGCGTGTCGCTTCAAGAACTGGGTTTTGTTTGGGGTGAGCTTGAACATCTTGAAATAGTTGATCAAGTCTTCCCAGCCGTTCGGCGTTGGTGTTGCACTCAAGAGAATGAACCCAGCGGCGATCAGCGTGAGCTTATACCCAGCCATGCCCCACTTGCCCGTCGAATTTTTCAGTCGGTGGCATTCGTCGAAGATTACGAAATAATCTCGATACTTTTGCCAGTCTTTCGCCAGCTTGTTGTAACTGATCGCTTCGTAAGGTACGTCGTCGCCCAGTAGTTGCTCAATGGTGCGTTGCCAACCACCCTCGTTGATCTTGCTCGCTGGTGCGACGATCAATAGCGGTGCGGTCGGGAAATAGTGCCGCCAGTGGTACAACCCCATGTAGGTCTTGCCCGTTCCCGTGTCCATGTCGTACACGAAGTTTGGGCTGGTGTGCTCGAAATATTCGAGCTGGTATGGTAACAGCTGAATGCTATTGCTCATACTTTTGGCGCTCATCGATGATACGGTTCAACAGGTGAACACGAGACTCGGTGTCGCTCAAGGTTTCCAGCTCTTCGGTGCGTAATGCTTCGAGCTGTTCGGTGGTCAATGTGCTGACCTCTTGTTCATATTCTTGCATGAGTACCTCGTGAAGTGTCAGTTCGGGTCGTTCGATCTCGAACAGCGCTGGTTGTGATGTTAGTGTTTCGCTCATTTGACTTGGTTCCTTTCAACGGTGAGTTGTTTCATTTTTACGATCTTGTCGAAGTAAGCCCGTTTCTCTTTGACGGCAACGATGACCAGTCCGATCATAGCTTCTTCGAGTGTGCATTTTCCAGCATATACCATACTGAACCATGCGTGTACGTTCACATCTCGCTCGAACAGGGCTTGAAGCTCGTAATGTTCGGCGAGCATTTTGTTCAGTTTATCGGTTTCGCTCATAAATGCGTATGACCGCCCCCACGATTACGTTGAACACCAGCGCCACGCCAAACGGTGCGAGCACCAGTGACCACGGCACTTTGTTGAACACGGCGAGTACGATCATGATCATGAACGAGATGATCGCTATGTCCCACACGGTGCGAAACAGTTTGTATTCTTTTGAATTTTCCATTTTACCCCATTTTCTCAAACACGTCTTTGACTGTTTGTAGGTTATCGGCGACGAATGCAATGCCGCCAGCTTTTCTGATTTGTCGTATGTTGTACTTCTGAAGTTCGGTCGGCTCTTCATCAGGCGCTTTCACTTCAATGCTTGCGTACAGTCCTTTGTAGCAAACAGTGAGGTCGAGAACCCCAGCCCTACTCATAACCGAGCCGTGGTTTTTAACCCAGTAAGCGCCGATCGATGTCAGGTACTTTTTGATTTGGTTCTCAATGCGCTTTTCAGCCGCCATATTTATTCACTCCAAAATGCTGACCATGACGCCACGCAAATGTTGATCGAAGCAATCAAGACGATGACCCCGAACCAAGTGAGAGTTGTAATTTGGTTCGTGTAATATGGTTCAATCGTCAAGCGCCAGATCATCAATGCGGCGTTGAGTCCTGTTGAAATACTCAACAAGAACAAGGTCATGTTTTTACAATGTATTGATGTTAACGTGCGTTTGATTTTCATTTGTTTGTCTTTCAATTACTGTTCGAGAAATTCGGTTGCTGACTCTTCGAGTGTCGGTATTTTCGGCTCAATAAAAAACAAGTATTCGACGCCGAGCTTCGGAAAAAATAAATCTCGAAGTCGGTACATCTCACCACGATTGAATTCGGTGACGCCGTTCAACTTGTTTCGCAATGTGCGAGTCGTGATACCAAGCTCGGGTGCTATCTGCTCAACCGTCAAGCTCGAACGTTTCATTTCGGCTTGTAAGTTTTTCAGCACTTCGCTTGTTCCTTTTCTAAATTTTTAATGTTCGAATTTTGGTTGAATGTTGCTTCTTGTTTTACCCTTATTTGTTACCCCCTCTTTGTTGGTGATGTCCCTATCATAAAGCAAAAGCGCTGAAAAAAACAAGCACTATTTGTCAAAATATTTCGTTAAGTTTCCCACAATGTGAGTGTGCGGTCGGTCACAACAGATGTGTGATTGTGATCAAGTTGTGGATAAGTTCGGCGGCGTCTCACACGTTATGGTGATTACTTATTGGGCGCTATTGGGCGCACTCCCCTACTACACCATATTTTTGACAAGAAAAAAATTCTAAGGGGTTAACGACCACTCCCCTACTGGGGGTCGGTAGGGGAATTAAAAAATTAACAGGGGTGGCGTATGTACGATTTACAACACCCATTTTTCGTCGGGGAAGCGAACAAAAACAGAACGGGGAAGTGGTTCGCACCAAAAAACCGCCCTTTCGAGCGGTCTTCTGGGTGTGCAACATTTGTGTTCAACTAGCTTGCGGCTGGGGTATTGTCGCCCCTTGCGCCGCCACCAGCTTTGGCGAATGCCGCTGTGATACCGATTGCTTCGAGTGCGTACATGACGCCCGTTGCAATGTTGATGTCGGTGACACCAATGAACCCGTCGATCAGTGCGATCACCACGCCGACCACCAATGCGATCAGAATGGTCAGCTTTCCGCTGACGGTCGGGAACCAGATTTTGACCATTTGTGTGATTGCTACAATCACGAGTGGAATGAAGATACTTGCGTCAACCATGATGTTGAACTCCTTTTTGTTTAGTTAAGTTTGAGCACCTGATTTGGGTAAATCGTAAATGGTGCGCCTATTCCGTTTAGGTCAGCGATCGCTTGCCACGACATGCCGACCTTTTGCCCGATAACACTCAAGCTGTCGCCCGACACGACCGTGTATGTGCGTTGGCTTGTTGCGGTTGGTGCGACACGGTTGCCGTTTGGCAATTCGAGATGTTGGTTCGGGTAAATGACGTATGGTGCTTTGATACCGTTCAGTTCGGCGATCTCTTGCCAACTGTGACCAGTCTTCGCACCGATACCGCTCAACGTGTCACCAGCAACAACCAAGTACCCACCAGCCGAAGCTTGTGCGACTGTTTGCGCCTGACCCATTGAACCACCATATACTTTCAACCGTTGGTTCGGGTAAATCGTGTATGGTGCAACGATACCGTTCATCACGGCGATCGTTTGCCATGACATACTAAGCTTCGAGCCAATGGCACTCAACGTGTCACCGCTCTTCACAATGTATTCGCCATTGCCCGTTGGCTGACTTGGCGCTGGGGCTGGGGCTGGTGTGGGCGCTTGCGGCGCTGGTACGTTGCCGCCCTTGCCGTAAGCCCTGAAGTCATCAGCCGAGCCGTAAAACGTGTTCATATCGACCGTGTTGGCTGTGACACCAGCAACGACCGCACGACTCGTGTATTGCCACATAATGAGTGCAATACCGTCAACGGCTGGGGCTGAACCGCCACCAGCTTCAGTGCCGTCGTTGATACCATACTTCGCAACCCAGCCGCCGATATTGCGGTTCTTGATTGCCGATAAATCGACGCCCTGAAAACGTGACTGGTTCGAGTACACGACGACGGTGCGCCCAGTCAACTCTTTCACCCGATCGGCAAACTCGCCGTCGTATGCCACGTTGACTTTGGCTTCGTTCTCATCATCAATGACCAATGCTTCACCGTCCTGAAGATCACCAACGATCGACACGAAGTATTCGGCTTCGGCTCGTGCGCCCTGATTGCCTTTGTAGAAATAGAACCAGCGTGGCAACCCGACACGACGTGCTTCGGCTTTGTTACGATCGAATTGACCGTCCTTATATAAGCCGCCGTCACCACCACCAGCTTTGATCACAACGCCCGATACGGCGTCTTTGAATGCGTCAAAATTGATCGTACCTTGCCAACGGCTCACGTCAGCAACTTTTATACTCATTTTCTGTTTTCCTCCTTGTGCTTATTATAGCCCAACAACGCCCAGTACGTTATCGATCACCCGACGTATGAAACGTGTTTCGGGTTGCTCGGGTACGGTTGTGATTGGGTTCGTGGGGGCGATACCACTCCCCTGCCCTGATGTTTTGGTCGGGGTCGGCTGTTCTGTAACAGGGGTGGGGCTATATTTTGCGACGTTTGGGTTTTGCTCACTTGACGACACTATGTTCGGGGCGAGGGGGCTTGCGTCACTGTTTGGGTTGAGCGAAACCAGTTGATCGTAATCATCGGGAACCGTCAATTTGAACGTATTGCTGTTGGTGATGATGTTGAGCACGATCGTGTTCAACTGACCGTTCTTCGTCTGGTACAGGGTATATGTGTTGATGAACTGAAGCTTGCAATCGTCGGCGGCGTGAATGCGTACACTGACGGGTATGGCGAACGATCGGGTGGCGGTGTACTTGCCGACTGGTCGGGCTGACGAAAAATTGGTGAGTGGAACAATATTTTGTACAGCGTTGGTTGTACACAAAAGTTGTACACGAATGTCGGCGATCGCTTCGATCAGCTTTTCACCAGTCGATGTGTATGTGAACTCTTTGCCGACTTCAATGGTGCTCGGTACGACAACTTTGGCGTTCCTGATCACTTCCACTTTCGGGTCGGGTGTCGGGTCACTTATGCGTGACACCACAACCAGAAAACACAAGACACTGACCAAGATCAAAACCAACACCACCAACCCAGCGTTGATCATTTTCAAGCGCTTTTGTTCAGCATTCTTTCGACCGAGAAGTTCGATGTCGTTGTCCATTATTTGCTTATTGCCTTTCGTTCGCTGTTTATGAGTGAGCGAATTTCGCTCGTTAGCTTGGCAAGGTTAGTGGCGACAACGCCTTGCTGTTCAATTGATTTGTTCACGGTTGCGGTCAGCGTCAGAATTTCGGGGGTTTGGGTGGCAATCTCACGAAGCGACTTGGTTTCGGCTCGAAGCGAAATGGCTTCTTTTTCCAATTCTTGAGCTTTATTTTTCCATTCGTCTCGATTGGCTTTGAGTGTTTCGATCGTTTCGTCTTTGCCGTCGAGATTGGCTTTAGTACCAGTATATCGCAAATAGAACGCCGCACCAGCGATCAAACCAACAACACCAACAACAGCTGAAAACAAGCCCAAGTATGCTGGGAAACTTTCAACGCCCATTATATGTTTCGCCCGTTCGATTTAGTGGTCATGATCAGCATTCCTTTTCGTATATTATGTGTTCATTTTTGTGTTCTATATATGCTTATTATATAAATTTATTACTCAAATTGCTATGCGTCGGAACCACTATTTCGAATTGTCTCTCGGGCGGTCTGTCGTTGCTGAAGAACGTCTTGATATTCTTCAAGTGTTCGGTGGTGTTCAATCTCAAGTTCTTCTTCTTCACGCCACTGGGTAATCACATAATCGGTCATTTGTAGGTATGCCACGGCTTGACGAACATTGTATTGAACCAATGCGGTGTCGTATGTGGCTTGATCAAACCCGTCGGCATTATAAGCGTCTTGATTGAGCACCTTGAGTAATACAGCGTCGTCAACTTCGACGGCATTCAATAACCAGTCTTCAGTCGGCTCGGTGTCTGACCACGTTTTGTCAATTGCTTGGTATATCGTTTTCATATCATTCCCCCGTTATCCTTTTTGCCATAAAAAGCCCGTCCAGTACGTCGGCGAGGTGTTTGCCGAACCACCAACGACTTGATAACCCGTACCGTCGTTTGTGTCAGCCATACATCGAATTTTCACCTTTTGACCAGCGGTCAGGTAGTGCAATCGACCCATGCGGCTATCGTAACCAGTCATGCGACCGTCGGCGTAAGTATAGTGGTGGTTGCTTTCGAGCTGGTTGCCCGTGGCAACGTCAACGAGCTGGGTGCGTCCCTCCCACAACCAACGACCGCTCGTACCCCCAGCACCTTGAATACTGAGTTCAACTTGTGACGACAGGTAGTAATAACCAGAAACGGGGGCGGTGAATGAGCTATCAGCCGTTGTATAGAGATTGAGTGGGTCAGCAATTTTGGTGGTGAATTGCATATCGACGGTTGCACCGTCACCGATCGTCGCCGTCGTGTTGAAGTATACAGAGAAGAAATAATCATTCTCGACACGCACTTTTCGACCGTTGACGTAAATGTCGCCGTTCACGTCCATGACACCGTTCGCCCCAAGAATGGCGCTGTCTGGCATTTTGTTGACGCCGATCTTGCCACCGTCACCGATGAACAAGAGAGGTATACCACGGTCAACGATGACTTGCTTGCTGTATGTGGTGAGTTTGTCTTGCACCTGAACTTCGATTGTCCACACCGAGCTGTTTGCCAAGCTGATCACCTGATCGGTGGCGGTGAGTGTCCCAGCGGTTTGTGTAAACGGAATGGTTGTCCAACCGCTGAATGCGCCGCCGTCCTGTGACAAGCGGTACTTGAGCGAGTTGGCGACAATGCTGTTCTTGTCGGTAGCGCCCACGGTCAGGCGTGAGAAGATACCCGTTACCTTGAGGGTGGTGGCGTTGTCGAAGTTGTTCAATCGAGTGGCGGTGAGCGTCAGATCGGGTGAGACGTATGGCAAAATCGTCAGGTCTTTGCTGACGGTGGTGCTGTTGGCACGACTGTCGTTGGCTCGCATTGAGAGAGTCTTCGTGCCGCCGTTTGCCATGACACCGATCGGGAATATCACATCGGCTGTACCTGAGTACGGTTGGGTGTTGACCACACCGTCGATCGTTGCTGTGTAGTTGACGGCGGTGGCTTGCTTGATTGCAATCATCTTCTGAGCGGTGGCGACTTTCGCTTCGAGAGTCGATTTACCCTGAATGAGAATTTGATCGTTGCCCGTGATCGCCGACGTGGTGGCGTTGCTGTCACGGAATGTGAAATCAGTGAATGTCGGGTTGCCGTTGACGATCGTGATTGTGCGGTCGGTGTATGACCAGTTGTCCCCACCGAGCGTGTCGTGAATAACGAAACGAACACGGGTACTTGACACGTTCGCCATTTTAGTTCGGAATGTGTCTTTTTCAGCGTCGGTCAGCGTCCAAGTGTAGCGTGAACCAATACCGCCACGATATGCGATCGTTCCAGCACCCGAGATGTCGGGTAGTTCAAACCAGCCGTCAACCCACACCCCAGCTGGGTTGCTGAATTCAACCCACGGGTTCGTGAATTCGTCGTTGAAGTCACCAGAAACCGCCGTCAGATTTGCGTGACGTGGAATGGTCGGCAAGTCCCACGCACCGCTGTTACCATAGTTGCCGCCGCCGTAGAACCAACCAGTCGATGAAATTCCGAAGTTTTTCGTACCGTCGCTGTTGTGTCCAATAGTCCAAGAACCGCTCAAAAGCTGGTGATCGCCGTTACCAGAAATACTCGACCAAGTGTTGCCGCCGATCGCCTGACCGCCGTTGATGTAACCGCTGATCGACTTGATTGAGTTACTACCCCAAAAAGCGTTCGAGCTGATGTTGACACCCCATTGCCAATTGATCGTCGAATAGTTTCCAGCAATGTCTTGACCCGCAAGTTGCCACTGAAAATAAAAGTATGTGTAGTTGTATACACCCGATTGAACTCGACCGCTTGTGCTCGCCATGTTATGAACTCCTCTTCACGAACGCCCAGCCTGTGACGCTTCCCGTCGTGATCGGCACGATCTTGATCGGTGGCATTGCCATTTCGTCGCTTGCGTAAAGCTTTTTTACTTGTGTCTGATCTTTGTTTAATGTGAACGCTTTGACCAACGTTGAGCCAATCTTGCTGTAACCCGAGAATTCGAGCGGCGTGATTGCCGTGTAGTCACCAGCGAATACGCTTGACTTTACTATTATACCGTTTTCGTTGATGTTTACGTTGGTATTTAAGATTTCACCATTCGCTTGTTGCCATGCGCTCGGGTACTTGCCGACGCTGAACATTGAGTCGGTGAAGACGGCAACCGCACTGGCGTCACCCGTCAGCTCGACCCAGTAAAAGTTTTGAGTCGGCAAGAGGGCTTCGAATGATACTTCATCGTAATTCTTGATCGTACCGGCTGGTATGGTCGTGGTGTGCGTTTCGGTGTCGTTGTAAACCTTGACGGTCAACGTTCCGAGCGAGCCTTTTTTGACCAGCACTTTGAAACTGTAATACGTCTTGTTCGCTTCGTCGATTTCGCTCGTGTCGGCAACCACCGTGACTTTTTGCTTCATTGTGACGCCCGTGAGAGTGACCGTGTTGGCGCTCAACGAGCCGTTTGAACCAGCTTCGGGTGAAGCTTGAATACTATATGTACCCGAGCCGCTTGGCGTCCACATGGTCGGCGTACCGTCGGGGTTCGTCTGATAGAATGCGCTGTTTCGCAAGAGGTTGATACCACCAGTCGTTTGAACGGCTTGGGTGATGTCGGTCAAGTTCTGATCGATACGGCTGAAGTTTTCGGTGGTGGTATCATCGAGGGTTGCCACATCACTGACGACTGACGTGATTTGCTGGTTCTGTTTATCAACGATGATCTCGGTGTTTTTGACACGGTTATCAAGCCCACCAGCGATCGCATAATTCGTTTGCGTCTTGGTTGGCTCGCTACTCATGATTGTCTCGACCAAGCTTCCGTCAACGGTCAGCTTGTGGCTCATAATGCGAATTTGGTATGCGTTGGCGTCATTGTCCTGAATGATGTGTTTGTCACCAAGCTCGAAGTACCCCAGCCCGATCGTGGTGGCTTCGAACGGGTAGTAAGTCAACCCGTCGTAATAGCCGAAAATGTCGGTGGCAACCGTCTCACGCTGTTTGTCGATGATCTCGTTGTTGGCGATCTTGATCTCGGTCAGCCCATTGGCGTCAATGCTGGTGGTGTCCTGAAGCGCCACGTTGTCTTCTTGTGGCTGGCGTGAGAGAACCAAACTGTTGACTTCACCGTACTTGCCTTTCAGCTTGAACTTCTTGAGTTCGGCATACGTCAGCGTTTTTACCGTGTTGGTTGGGGTCTTCAGCGATCGAAGCGCCAACTCACCGTCTTCGTTGATGATTGCGATCTGACCACCGAGAATGGCAATGTCTTCAATGATGTTGCGGTACTGAGTACCAGAAATATTCGCATACAGATCGATGTCAATCGCAAGACTGGCGAACGGAATTGCGGCGGTTTCGACTTCGAGTCCGCACAAGCTGGCAATCTTGGTATACAGCGCACCGACGGTGGTTGGGTAGGTGAACGCATTCGGGTCGTACTTCGTCATTGTATAGATCATCAGGTCGTAAGCGGTGATCGTGGTGCTTCCCTTGTCTTCAGCCACTTCGCACGTCGAGATCAAGAATGAACCCATGTTCACATATTCATACGCCCCCGAAACCATGACGCCAAACTCGACTTGTATTTCTTTGTCGATCAGGTTGCGTGTTCCGAGGTATGTGGCGGTCAGCTTCCGCATGACGCTTTTGCCAACACCAGCGGCAACACCCTCAACCGTGAACTTGATCAGATCATCGGCACTGGTGATGTAATCACTGGTTGTGGCGTCAACGACAAGACGCCCCGTCACTTCTTTGACTGGGGCTGTTACGGCGGCGAGAAAATCAGCTGATACCGTTCGCATTACATCTTACTCACTGGTATTAAGTTCACGTCAAACTTGTCCCACAAGCCACGGCTCTTGCTCAACATCTGGGGTGAGTAATCGCTGGCGTAATACTGGGCTGTTCGGGTTGCGCCTGTTCGGTTGTCGAAGTAAGTGACGGTGAAGTAAGCTTGATCGAGCTTCGCACAAATGGCGTTGAGTCGATCTTGCGTGGTGACACCGATGTTCAGTTCGAGCTTCGGGAAAATACCAATCAGGGTGGCACGAACATCACCGTTCATATTGCGATCGGCGTCTTTCCACAATTTCGCTCGGGTGATCTTGTACGTCACCAGTTCGGGAATTGCCAACCCGTCAATTGTCAGTAATGTGCCGCTGTATATCATACCGTTATCACTCCCCCGTTGGTCATGTATGCTTTGTCATTTATACCGTCGATCACTCGGTCAACGATCGTATCTTCACCGATCTTGACGACGATCTGAGTCGGCTGACCACCGCCATTTTGAGCACTAATTTTACTCGCAAGTTCGGTGATCCAACCCGTGTTGTTTTCGAGCGGCATGACCGCTTCACGACCCGACTCACCGACGACGGCAAGCGTGGCTTTGTCGATGATACCACCCGTCGCAAGCTTCGGTATGCGTGGTATGTTGAGGTTCTTGCCACCAACCCCCGGAACCCAGTCGGGAATTTTGATCGCATTGATACCAGCAATGAAGCTGTTGATCAGGTCGATCAGAATGTTGAGCGGTGCTTTAGCGATCGCTACAATGCCGCCGAAGATACCACTGAAGATCGAGGTGATACCCGACCAAGCTCGTGACCAGTTGCCCGTGAAGACACCAGCAATGAAGTCGATCAAGCCGCCAAGCACCTTGAAGATTGCCCCGACCACATCAGCGATCGTGCCGAAGATCGTGCCGAAGACACCAGCAATGAACGCCCCGACGAATGCGAACGCTGGTTTCAGAACGTCGAGAAGCCATTTGGTGATCGGTGCGATCACGTTGTTGAAGATGTCGAGTGCGAACTTGATCAGCTTGCCAACGAAGTCGGCAAATTCATCAACCATTGCTTTGAGGTGGTCATTCCATAACTGGGTGAGCATTTGCAAGAATGGCGTGATGATCGGTGCGATCACGTCGTCCCATATCTTCTGAAAAATCGCAATGACGTTGACGTAAAACTTCCCGAGTCCGTCGAGAATTCCAGCGCCGTATTTGTTCCAAGTGGTGAGCAACGTGCCTGTGAAATCGACCCACACTTGCGACAATAGAATGACGTATGGTTCGAATGCGTCGGTGTACATGCTGTTAAATAACCCGACCGTACCGTCGATGATCGGCTGACTGTAAGTGTTCAGTGCGGTGGTCATGTCCGTCCACATGTTCGTGAAGAGGGCGCTGACGTTCAACGCACCCGAGACAACGTTCGGTTCGATGATTTGCCATGTGCCGACTAGGTTGTCCCAGAGGGCTTTTCCGAGTTGGCTGATCAAGTCCCACATGAACTTCAATTCAGCACCAACCAACCCAGCAAACGCCTGAACGGGTGCGCTGTTCCAAATGGTCTTGAACACGTCGCCGACTTGCTTCACGAAGCCCAAGAGGGCTTGTACTTTGGCTTGAACCTTATCGACGCCCGATGTGTCGGCGTTTCCGAGATCGAAGCCCATGTTCGGGTCGCCCCCACCCGTACCAGCACCAGAACCCGAACCGCTGTCGCCGCTTGGTGGGTTCAACACGTTCATCTGGTCGAAACCAGCAAGTTGATTTTGAAGCTTCTTGGCTTTTCCAGCGGCGTTGTCGAGTGCGCCACCAGCGGCGTCAGCGTTCTTGGCGACACCACCGACTGAAGCGGCGGCACTGTCAGCACTCTTGGCGACTTGCTTGTTGCTGTTGATACCCTTGCCGCCGAACAATTGACTTATCCAGCTGACCGCCATGACCATGACTTTCACGAATGCCACGACATACGGTACGGTTGCGTTGATCATACCGACGATCGCATTGAAGAACGCCGCAATGTTGGCTTGTCCAACGGCGTCCATGATCTGAGCCAAACCACGAGTGATCGCAATCTTCACGTTGGTCATTGAGGTGGCAACACCACCCGTTGCGGCACGAGCCTGTTGTTCGAATGAACCGAAGCCGTCATACCCAGTTTTGTTGAGCTTGACCACTTCGTCAGCAAGTTGCTGAACGCTGACTTTGCCGTTCATGATTGCGTCTTGAAGCGTCGAGCTGTTTGCGCTTGCACCTAGTAAGCTCTTCGCCAACTGGTTCAATTGCCCCGGCATAACTTGCATTAAGACACGCCATGATTGCATGTCGGCGATACCAGTACCAAGCATTTGTTGCCACTGGGCGAATGCGTCGTTGACACGCTCGACTGGCGCACCACCAGCGAGCAAGGCGTTGTTCATAGCGATCGCACGATTGGTAGCGCTGGCGAGGTTAGGTGAAACAGCCGCCAACCCTTGCGTTTGGCGAACAATAAAGTCAAGAGACGTTGGCAAACCCAAGATCGAGTTTTGCAACATCGTGATCGATTTGCTTGCGTCTTCTGACGAAAACCCGAGAGATTGCATGACTCGGGGGTAGTTTTTGAGTGTGTCGAGACGGGTTACGGCGTCGCCCATTGCCGAACCAATTGAGTGAATACCAGCCATGACGACGTTGGCGAGAACGTTGCCGAACGCTGAAGCGGCGGTTGCCGCCATACCGAAATGCTTCGGAATGCGATCGCCAATTGTTGCACTTTGGTTTGTAAGCCGACTTATATCACCTCGTGCTGAAGCAAGCTCTTTTTTGAGCTGTGAGGTGTTTGCGGTAACAAGTACCTGAAGTTCATCAATTGTCATGTCTTTTTATTTCTCCACCGAGACGAATGGTGTTGCGTCTTGCCTGTCGTTCCATTTCTTCGTCGGTCATCTCTGGCAAGTCATCACTTGCGCCGCCCGATAGGAATGGCATTTCAGGGTATTTGCTCGGGTCGTTGAAGCTGTACGCTATATAACGACCGAGAATGTGATTGAGTACGTCAGCTTGCTTGAAGCGTGACTTCTCATGTTCTAAATGTGCGGCACGAAACTTTTCGTATTGTTTTGGTGTCATCGACCAGAACTGGTCGAAGCTTAACCCTATTTCAATTATAGCTTCTGGCTCAAGATTTCGCCACTGTTCACCGAATGTTATTCGGCTAGTTCGTTGTCGAGCTTCTGGCTGATCTCGGCGCTCTTCGTCTCTAGGCTCTTGCGAATTTTGTCCAAGTCCAGCTTGCGAGATAAAAAACCACCCTGCTGTAAGCCCTCCATAATGTCGAGCAACAGGTCTTCTTTGTCATTCTCTTTCAAGTAGTCTTGCAACACTTCGTATGAACGATCGTTGCTGACACCAACTTTGTCACGCTCTTCATCGTAGTACGCACGTTCAATGAACTGAGCGAGGTTTTGCATTGATGTGTTACCAAGCAAATTCTCGATCGACACGCCAAACTTGCGCTCGATGTTGTCAACGTTTTTAGCTGTGAACCGTAGGTCAATTTTCATTATGTTTTCGCCTTTTCAAATAGGGTTGATTGATGTGGTGCGATCAGGGCGACACACCGTCACCCTGATCACGGGTTGCCGTTATTAAGCGGCTGGGGTGTAAACTGGCGCACCAGTCACACGAAGTGAAGCTTTGAATGTAGCAACACCGTCAACGGTCTTTTCACCGTCTTTGAAACTCTTGACGAATGCGCTGAATTCCCACTTCGCACCGCTTGGGTATTCAACAGTCCAAGCTTCAACGGTGCGGCTGTTTGCTAATGCAAGCATAGCTTCAACAGTTGCTTCGGTCTTGATGTTACCAGCCAACGCAACTTCACCAGCGTCTTTCGCACCAGCGATAAACTCTTTGAAGTCGTTCGGGCTGTCGAGGTCGGTTGTTTCGATCTCGGCGCTTTCAAGTCCAATTTCACCAATGCTGGTGAGGTTTGCGACCACCAAGTCGGTTGTTTCTGAACCGCTCTTGGTCTTGGTCAGGGTTGTCCCCATTGTTCGTGTTGCACTCATTTTGGTATTTCTCCTTTGTGCTTATATTTTATCACATATTCGGCGCACTGAAGCGAGCGTTTATGTGGTATATATCATCGGTCGGGTTCGGTACTTCCGTTGAGAAATCGAGGTTAAAACCAAGCTCTCTCATCTTTGCTTCGACCAGAACGAGCAAGTCAGTCGCACCAACACTCTCATCGTGCCAAATATCGATCGTGACGGCGAAATCTTGAGCAATGATTTCATTGTCGAGATCACGCTTCACGGCGTTTTGGCTGACGAAATAAGTGATCGATGGGAACTCGGTGAAAACGTTCTGGGTGGGCTTACCAACTGAAGCAACGCCCTCAATTTCTTTCAGTTTGTTGTAAACGGCTTGATTTGGTGTGTCCACGTCTGTTTTCCTTACTTCATTCGTTTGGCGAGCAAAATGGTGTACTCATCTCGCAATAGTTTCTTGATCTTGGCTTCATTCTCTTTTATGGCTGGGAACAGGAACGGTTGAGCAACTTGACCAGCCGTCCATATCTTCTCGCCGTCTTTTTCAAAAGCCCACGGGGTCTGGCGGTATTCGAGCGAAACGCCCTTGATCGAGTAAGGGTATGTACCCTCACCCTTTTTACCAGTTCCGAACTCGACGAACGGTGCATACTCCAAATTGGTGAATACCCGTCCGATCGTTGAGCCGTTGGCTGATCGAGCAACCTCTTTGTGAATACTTCCACGAAGCGCACCCGTATCAACGGCGGCGTTGTTCTTCGCCGACCCTTGCACCAGTGCGGTTGCTTTGCCAACAGGTTCGGTCATGTCGATCTCTTCAAGTCTTTCGAACTTGGCGAGTAATCGAGTAACCCCAAGAATTTGAATTACTGGTGACGCCATTTGACACCCACGATCATGTTGTGGCTGTCGAACGGTAATACATCAGTGACATTGTACTTGACCCCAGCGTACTCAATCGAGTCACCAACCACGACTGACGTGGTTGTGGCGCATGTGATCAGAATGTCGATCTGATAGTCCAGCCCGAATTCTTTTTGAACTTGCTTGAAATTTGTTAAGCGGCAATTGCCCTTGAATGAGCCTGTAACTTCACCGTGTGTCTTCTTGGTTGCGCCGTCAGCTTCGGTCGTGGTGACGCTTCCGAGAATTGATACAGTCTTATCGTAAAACGTATCAGCTATTTGTTGTTGAAACTGGTCGGGTAGTAACATCGAAGTTCAATCTCCTGTAAGGTTTCAACAGTGTCGCAACACCTGTGAATAGTTCTTCATCTGAAGCCGTGATCAGGTATTGTTTGACACTCGTTGAGTACGATACAGATTGCCCGTTGTCACTGACGCTGGAAACTTCACGTTCAACGTCGGTGTCACCACCTGTTTTCTTGTACTTGTTGAAGACGGTGCTGATCGTTTTAGCGATCGGTCGTTCAGCCAACACGGGTACGTCGTCACGGTTCAAATAAATACGAACTCGGTCAAGAACTTCGGAAACAGCAAAACCCAACAGTTCGTCGTCACCCTCGCCGACCCCCGTGTTCAAGATTTTGACGTATGTGATGATACGGGCGTCTTGCTCACTTGGTGCGGTTGGTGTGGTTTCAGTGTCCATTGGTTGTGTACCTCATTCTTTATGTGTTCGAGTCCGAGTGTGTGGGGTGATCATCTGTTTCGAATGTTTCGTCGATCACCCCACTCGGGGGTCAACCGTTATTAGGCGGTTGTGTCTAGGGTGTCACCGTCAGGTGTCGTGACCGTAGCTTTGAAGATCAGGTCTGGCGTAACAGCCTTTGAACCCAAGCTGAAGAACAGCTCAAGACCAACAGCGTTTGACAGAGGGATTTTCTCAGCGTCGTATTCGTCAGCGACAACAGGCTGTGCAACAGCACCGTCAACCATGATCAGGGCGTCGCTAGTCTGGCGGTTGTTAGCGAAGACACGAACACCGTGGAATTCAGTGACTTCTTCAGTACCAACACCGCTCACGCTAGGAACAGCAACACGGTCGAAGTGGTTGCGAAGTGCGCCGTACATCTTACCCTTGAGGGTAACAACGAGGTCAGCACGATCAACACCGTCAACGTAGTCGTTCGTAACTTGTTCAGCGTGCTGAATAAGTGCTTCGAGCTGGTCTTCAACAGCCAAGTCGCCGTCGAGGGTCAGTGCGGTTGCAGCAGCTTCAGCCGTGTTGAAGAATGTGCGGTCGAGGTAAGCAGCCATGCGGTTGATGTGGTTAACCTTGCGCTTTTCAGCCATACCAGGAATACCGTAAAGCTTGAGATCTTTCTTCTCAACTTCTTCAACGATTTCTTTGTCAACGTCGAGGTTGACGGTAACTGGGTCAGCCTTAACAGCCTTACCCTCACCAGCGGCACGAGCTGTACCGTAGTCGTCAATTTCGGCGTTTTGGAAACGCTTAAATTCAACAGAACCAGCAGTAGCGTCGCCACTACCCATGCGGTTCTTCAGCTGTTCAGAAACGGCACGCTTCTGAACGTTTTCGATAACGTCGCTGTAAATCTCAGCAAGCTTCTCTTTGTCACCAGCGTCGGTGACGATACTAAGTGCGTTTGTTCGTGACATAGTATTTGTTACACTCCAAATTTATTTATTGATTTTAGAATGCAATCGTACCAGTTCGCTTCGGTTTCCCGTCGCCCGAACCACCACCATTACCACTGAAGTCTTCTGGGGCTTTGCCCTTTAGCTTCTCGGTAACACCAGCTTCAACAGCTTTGGTGAATGCTTTTTCGAGCGTGTCGATGTTGGTCTTGGTCTTTTCGAGATCGGCGTCGATGACAAAATCAACGAGGTCGGTCGAAATTCCCTTTGATTGCATAATGTCTCGTGCTTCGATACGAGCTTCCCGAAGTGCAAGATCACGCTCACGTTGAGAAGTTTCCTTTTCACGCTTTGCGTCTTCTTCTTTTTTACGCTCTTCGGCGGTGAGTTTCGCTTGACGTTCAGCTTCGGCTTGCGCTTCAGCGACCTTTTCAGCGATTGTCTTTTCCGCTTTTGAGTTTGCTTCGTTTACTCGCTTTGACACGATTTCGTCAAGCTGTTCTTGTGTGAACGTCTTGGCATTCTTGTTTTCACCACCGTCACCGTTTCCAGCGCCGCCGTTGCCGTTTCCAGCACCACCGTCACCATTTCCGTTGCCGTTTTGGTTGTTGGTTTCGCTCATAATGAGTGATTTCCTTTCCGTTTACGCCCGTCGGCTAGTTTTTATTTGATCGCTCATGCGAACTCTCATTACGCACGAGATTGATCGCCCGAGAAGCATAGTTTCTCTGGTTTAATTGTACTCTATACCATAATCTTTTCGCAATAGTGCAATCTTTTTAGTGATCTCATTTTTTATTCGAATTCGAA